CTATTATATAAGCTACTATATGCTACAAAAATTAAAATTCAAGGCAGGTTTTAACAAACAAGATACAGAATCAGGGGCTGAAGGTCAGTGGACAGATGGTGATTTTGTTAGATTTAGATATGGATTACCTGAAAAAATAGGTGGATGGTTACAATTAACAGCAGCTAATAAGACATTACCAGGAGCAGCGAGAGCACAAGTTGCGTTTTCTAGTTTTGCAGGTGAACAGTATTCTGCTATTGGAACATCTCAAGGTTTATTTCTTTATTATGGTAATGACTTTTATGATATTACACCTTTAGATACAGCTATTACTGGAGGGACATTAACCACTGTTAATGGATCTAACGTAGTAACTATAAATAAAGGATCCCACAATTTAGAAGTCGGAAGGTATGTAACTCTTTCATCAGTTACGGTGACAGGTGCATCTGATTTTACAGCGGCAGAATTAGAACAAGTTTATGAAATATTAACTGTGCCTGACATAGACAAATTTACAGTGCAAGCCTCACGAAACGAAGGCGGCTCTGGTATGACTGCGGCAGGCGCAGTAACGGTTAATCCATATGTTGAAGTTGGACCAACAACGCAAACGGTTGGTTATGGTTGGAGTACATCTACGTGGGGAGCATCGACTTGGGGCACAGCTAGAGCTACAAGTGATGTAACTCTTGATCCAGGAAACTGGAGTCTTGATAACTTTGGTCAAGTATTAGTTGCAACTATATTTAACGGTAAAACTTTTACATGGAATGCTGGCGCTACAAATGCTAGAACAATTAGAGCATCTCTAACCACATCTAATTTTCAAACCACTAATAACCCAACAGCCACTAGATTTACATTAGTCTCTGATCGAGATAGACATTTATTTCATTTTGGAACTGAAACAACTATTGGTGATACAACAACACAGGATCCGATGTTTGTAAGATTTTCTAATCAAGAAGATTTAAATACATACACACCCACAGCTACAAACACTGCGGGTACATTTAGATTAGATACAGGTAACGAAATTAGGGCCGCTTTACAAGGTAAAGACTATGTGTTTGTTATAACAGATAATGCCGCCTACGTTATTCAATTTGTAGGACCACCTTTTACATTTAGTGTTAGACAAGTTGGTACTAACTGTGGATGTATTGGACAACACGCTGCTACGTTTGTTAATGGTACTGTATTTTGGATGGGATCTCAAGGTGGGTTTTTTGCATTTGATGGAACTGTTAAATCATTACCATGTCTCGTGGAAGATTTTGTATTTAGCACAGATGGAGATAATTTAGGATTAAACTTTGAATCAAGAGATGTTATTTTTGCAGGGGCAAATAATTTATATACAGAGGTAAATTGGTTTTATCCAAAAGATGGATCAGAGCAAATTGATAGATGTGTAACATATAATTATGCAGAAAATTGTTGGACTACATCATCATTAGATAGAACAACATACGCTGATCAAGGTGTATTTGATAATCCTTACGCAACAGATTATGGTGATACGTTAACTCCTGTTTTTCCTGATATACTAGGAATTACAAATAAATATGGAGCTAGTATTTATTACGAACATGAACAAGGCACAGATCAAGTTAATAGCACGGCAACCACAGCTATTCCTGCCTTTATTAGATCTGGAGATTGGGACATAACATCAAGACGTAGTGCTCTTGGTCAAGCTACAGGTATTGCGGATTACAGAGGAGATGGTGAGTTTTTTATGGCTGTTAGACGATTTATACCTGATTTTAAATATCAAACAGGTAATGCTAAAGTAACTTTACTTGTTAGCTCGTATCCAGATGAGGTAGCCGTAAGTTCACCTCTTGGACCCTTTACAATTACATCTAGTACTGATAAAGTAGATACTCGAGCTAGAGGAAGACTTGTATCAGTCAAAATAGAAAATGATAGCACAGGTGAAACTTGGAGATACGGTACATTAAGATTAGACGCACAACCAGATGGTAGAAGATAATGATAGATAAAAGAATACAATACAGATTTGGCGGTGACACCATGAAGAGACAAGGAAGAATGGATCAGATGGGAGGGAAACCAGGTCTTACGGCTGCACAAATAAGAGCCGTGGATCCTATAGGATATGGTGGAGGTTTAAAAGGCCCTGCTTTTGTAGGCGGTGGTGGTGATGATTCAGGCAGCGGAGGTGATGGTGTAACTAAAAAGAAAAAAACACCTGTAAAAACTGTTTTAAAAAAAGGCGTAGATTATGCAAGAAAAAATCCGTTACAAGTTTTACTTAGTTTTTTAAATCCTGTTTTTGGTCTTGCAATAGGAGCTGCTAATTTTTTAAATGATCCAGAGAGAAGAAAAAGACTTACTGGATATGAAACTCAAGAAGAATACGATCAAGCCAGACAAGATAGAATTAATCTTAAAAGTATAAAAACTTTAGAGAATACAATACAAAAAAAATATTTAGACAAAGGTAGATCCTTAGATGAAACTGATTTAGATGAAAGACTCGCTGCTTTAAAATCACAAATGAATATTACTCCGAATACTGCAGCTGATCTAAGACCAGATCTTGATTTTAGTAATCTTCCTGAACTAGCTTTTGAAGATACTAAATCTACATCTCCTGGTATTACAAGTATGACTTTCCCTGCAGATAAAACAGTTGATAAATTAAATCTTTTTAATGTTGCACCTAATTTTGGTGGAACTGTTTTAGAAGAAGAGTTTCCTAGCACACCTCCTCCTGTTAGAGATGATAATGTTCCTTTACCTCCAAATCTTAATTTGGGACTTCCTATTGATCAATTTGTAAGAAGTGATGTTAATCCTTTATTTCAAAGTTTAGTTACACCAGTGGGATTAACTAAAACACAGAAACGAGGTTTAAAAGCTAAAAAAGGTAACGTCGAAGCTGGTTTATTTTCATTAGAAGATGCACTTGAATCAATAAAACCTTTTGATGATGATGAAGATCCAGCAACTTTAGAAGATGTTAAAAAATTTTACGGGCTACCAGTATAATGGCTAAAGTAACAAACTACATACCTGAACCAAAACAAGAATACGATGTAGAAAATCAAAGACAGATACTAGAGTCTTTAAATACTTTACAACAACAACTTAATTTTTCTTTTCAACAAGACTTAAAGAACGAACAAGACGCGTTTAATTATTTTTTATCATGAGTATAAATTATAAAAATCAAGGTTTTAAACAAACCGGTACAGGTAAAACTACTGTGCTTACTTGCCCTACAGATGGAACAATTATAGTTAAAAGTATTTATTGTGCTAACAACGATGCATCATCAGCTATTTTAGTAAACATGAATTTTGTTGATTCATCAGATTCTAGCACTGAGTATGAATTTTTTAGAGATGACGTGGCTGCTAAAGAGCAAGTAAATGCTTCACCTCAAGGCTTGAATTTAGAAGCAGGAGATGCTATAACTGTGCAAGCAGCTACAGGTAGTAGTAAGATACAAGGCCTGATAAGTTATGCTTTAATAGATAGAAGGAATGAAAACGGATAATTTACCAAAGATAGATTGTACAACTATAGTGACATATAGAAATACAAAAACTGGTGAAACATATAAAGAGAAGAAAGAAGGACCTGATATAGTGCAAGACGTTACTGTGCAGGTAACTAATAAAGGTTTAGAAGTCTTCCAGAAAGTGATGAATGATACTAAGAAACCAAAACCCTAAAGGCGGAACAGAATTACAATTTGAGTATTTAGAAAAATACGTCGATAAAAATTTATTAGATCAAGTACAGATCTGTACTTCGGTGCCAGAAAAAATACCATTGCATCCAACCAAACCAAATATACTTTGGCAAAAAAATTCTTACGATCAACCTAACCTAGCTCCCTGGTTTAATAATCCTGCCAATCATAATAAATACGACTGGTATGTTTTTAATTCACATTGGACGTATGAAAAGTTTAGAGATCATTTTAATATACCAACTAACAGGTGTGTAGTAATTAAAAATGGTATTGATAAAATAGAAAAAGCTAAACCATATGTAAAAGGTCAACCTATAAAAATAATACATCAGAACACACCTTGGCGTGGTTTGTCTGTATTATTAGGTGCAATGCAATTAGTAAAAAATCCTTTAGTTACTTTAGATGTGTACTCATCTACAGAAGTTTATGGTAAACAATTTTACGATCAAAACGATCATGAGTACAAAGAACTTTACGAACAAGCAGAAAAATTACCTAACGTTAATTATCTTGGTTACAGACCTAATAAATACATAAAAGATAATTTAAAAAATTATCACATGTATGTGTATCCTAGTATCTTTGAAGAAACATTTTGTATATCATTACTTGAATGTATGGCTGCAGGTTTATATTGCATGGTTAATGACTTTGGTGCTTTGTATGAAACAGGAGCGGAGTTTCCAATGTACATACCGTATGATTCTAATCACAGAGCAATGGCACAGAAATTTGGCTTTGGTATAGAACAAGCATCGCATACATTAGATCAAAAACAAATACACGATCATTTAGATTCTCAATCTAGATACGCACATATCTATTACAACTGGAATAAAATAGCTATGCAGTGGACGACATTTTTAAAAGG